TTACCCTATAGGTGCTACTGGCCATTCAATATCCGGTGCAGTTGTTGTATTAACACGGTTCAGCAACACCCGATACTTTTTCCAGGCTTCCAGCAATGAGGTTTCTTCCTCCGTTGCGATTTCCAGATCTACAGCATCCTGAAGTGGCGCAATATGCTCACTGGCTACCTGCATCAGGCTGTTTTTTGTTTCTTCCGCCTCCCGGATCCGGAACAGTTTTTCTGCTTCTGCATCTTTCACCCAGGCTGTGCCGTTCCACTTCTGAAACTCCCCTTCCGGCGATAACCAGGTAACATTTTCCGGTAACGGACCGAGTTCAGAAATAAATAACTCGTCCCCTGACGCTACGTCATAAACCGTTTTACCCCGATGGTCTTCAACGAGATGCCACGATGCCTCATCACTGTTGAAAACAGCCACAAAGCCAGCCAGAATATCTGGCGGTGCAATATCGGTACTGTTTGCAGGCAGACCTGTATGAGGCGGAATATATGCGTCACCTTCACCAATAAATTCATTAGTTCCGGCCAGCAGGTTATAAATTTTTATGGTCCGTGCTTGTTCACTCATTCTGAATGCCATTACGGCCAGACAGATGGCTGCGGACAAAATGGCTGCACAAACTTTACGCATAATTACCTCTCGCTTTTCTGCAATAAAAAAGGCGCCAGAAATGGCGCCCGCATATGGGTTATGAAAATTCAGCTAATCGTGATACCTGCTGTGGATTTCTTCATCACCACAACCAGCAAATCACTGATACTGGCTGTGGGATACCAGTCATTTACCAGCCACGCTGATACCGAAAACTCCAGCGTCATGTGACCGCGACCAGCAGGCATATCAATAACACCTGTATAAACCAGCGTATTATCCAGCGCGGTACGGTTATAAATTTCAGCACCGTTTTTCTTCACTATCAGACGGCATGAGGAGTAAATATCAGTATGCTCTCTCTCATGTTTAGCGCCGCTGAATGCCACCGCCGGAATAACAATCTGCCGGTCAAACGGCTGATCGTCATAAACCCTGACGGTAATGGTCCCTGATGGCCACCGTTCCGGTGCACGGGAGTCCCGGGGGAAAGCTTTGCCCACTGTTTTAACGAGATCGCCTTCAATCTGGTTCGCGGACAGTTTTCCCAGAACCCGACAGTTCTCGTTAATCGTGACGTTGTTGAGCGTCCCGGAGTTCGCATTCACGTTACCGCTGATATCGGCATTTTTCGCCGTCAGCCGCCCATCCGGTGTCAGGGAAAATGCCGGTGGATTTCCACCACTGGTAATGGTGGGGGCCGTCAGGCGTTTCAGGAACACGTCGTTCATGAATATCTGATTGCCCTGCGCCACAAACATCGGCGTTTCATTCCCGTTTGCCGGGTCAATAAACGCGATACGGTTAGCGGCAACCAGAAACTGGCTCAGTTTGCCTTCCTCCGTGTCCTCCATACTGAGGCCAATACCCGCGACATAATGTTTGCCGTCTTTGGTCTGCTCAATTTTGACAGCCCACATGGCATTCCATTTATCGTTGGCATCCTTCCACTCTTTCGAAAACTGCTCCAGTTTGCTGGCGTTATCCTCCGTCAGGTCGACTTTTTCCAGCAGCTCTTTACCAAGATGGGATTCGGTTATCTTGCCTTTGAAAAAATCCAGGTAACCTTCCGCATCATCGCTCGCCCGACCGACGGCCTCCACGAATGCCGATTTGCCAACGGTGTTCACACTGCGGATATAAAAGTAATAATCATGGCCCGGTTTGATATTGATACTGGCGGCTATCCAGTACAGCCCCGTGCCAAGGTAGCGGGCTGTGGTTTCAACCTGCCTGATATCGGTAACCCAGGCCACAACATCCACCGCATCACCGGTCAGGTGGCGGCTGTTCATGGTCTGGCTCTTGCCTTCTGCAACCGGCGGAGGTAATGCCAGAAATGCCGACACAATATCAACCACCCGATAAAGCTTGAGGTTGCTTTCATGCCCCCCTGCAACGGGTAGATTTTGCAGCCTTGCCGCAGCAGTCTGGCGATGTACACCTGACAGTGCCGCCAGTTGACTGATATTCAGCGTCAGATTTTTTAACTCTCGATCCATACCCGCTCCAGAATGTTTTAAACATGCATCTTGCAAACAACTTTAGGCAAACGGTGTCAGTAATGAACAAAAAACAATCAAAGTCGACACCATGAAAATAAAAAAGCCTTAATATCAATCAATTATAGTGGTGGTGATGACGGATGAAATTTCAAAAACTAGCCTTTTTCCTCGACGCTCCCGCCCCGTGGCAAGGCCACCCCACCGGGAGGACCCATGAAAAATGAGAGCAATTATCATTTATGCTCAATTAAACATCAGCATTATCGCAGCCCCTCACTGAAGGACTGCTGTAATGCTGATTGTTCAACATCAAAAAAACCCAATCTGTTGCAAGTTATAAAAGCAACAAACGACATTGCGCGTTAAGATTTTCTTAATATTTAAGAAATATATTTTTTAATCTCATTTATTTTTGCAAAAGACTTTTCATATGCAGCGTCGAGAAATAAAGAAAATTACTTATTTAATCACTTTGATTTTAACTACTCTTTTGTTTGTTTATTTTTTAAGAACACCCACCACAATCAATATGAAACAGGCGCATAAAATAAATCAACAACACCAGACAATTTTCCTTATCCGTCACGGTGAACGATGTGACAGAAGCAAAAATGCATGTCTCTCAAGCAATAAAGGAATTACCGTCAATGGTGCCATTAAAGCTCGTGATTATGGAAAAATATTTAGCAATACTTTCCCGTCATTCAGCCTTTACTCCACGGATACCATACGGACAATGCAGACAGCCTGTTTTTCTCTGGAGGAAAAGCAGCCTCCCGGATACCGTTGGCTGCAACATGCGGACTTGATGCTGCAAAGAACATACTCAAATTGTCATCCGATAATAAAACTACCGTTATATTCACCCATAATCATTGCCTGACACAAATAGCAAAAAAAATGAAATGGTGGAAGTTAAAGCCAGAATATCTTGAAACACTGGTTCTTCATATCGAAAACAATCGTCTCATTCTTGACGGAAAACTGACTCACGATAAAGCGTAACAATCATTCAAAGAGTCAACATATTTTCTGCATTAACCCCGAACAGTTCCTCTGCCGGGGTTTTGTATTAGTTATCGCCTCAACTGAAAATGCGGTCCGTCTTTCAGGCTGGTCCAGTCCCCGCCCCATTCGATGGCAGTTCCCAGCTCTGCGGCAGCCTGCTTAAATGCCTGCGCGATTTTCTCGTACAGAGGCCAGTCCCATGACACCTGGCTGCCACCCCAGGCCACAACATCCACCGCATCACCGGTCAGGTGGCGGCTGTTCATGGTCTGGCTCTTACCTTCTGCAACCAGCTGTTTCTGGCGTTCTTTCGTGCGCAGGCCCTCCGTAATACCGAAATCAACCTCCGACAGTTCAAGGGCGCGGCGAACTACAGCAACCAGCTGTGGTTTGACGCCTTCCAGATTTTTCTCGCTCCGGCGGCTGAATCTGAATTTACCCGACATATTCACCTCAACAATGGAAAGATTCTTGTGACGTTCCCGCGTGCGCGTATCACCAGCACGCAGAACAGCAGATTAAAAAACACATCCAGCCAGCCCGTTGCTAACGGGCGACCACACAGATAGCTGAGAGGCGAAAAGGCATACAGCAGCGTCAGCAGCCAGGCCAGCCATGACATCAGCGGTTTATGCCTGGAATCGCGACGACGATAAAAAAAGAGCGTCAGCACGATAACCGTGCATAACGCCACATTCAGTAATCCGGGAAGGTTACTTAACATTACCGCCTCCTCCGCCTCGCAGGCGGGAGAACCGTCCTGACACCAGCGATGCGATATCCTGCTGGTGGATGAACGACAGAATCTTCACCGACACCACAGACACCAGCACTGCACACAGCGCGTCGACAGATTTACTGTGAAGCCCCAGTTTTTCGACCAGATAAGACGCCATCACATCCGCCCCCAGTACGCCGATAATAAACGACACCAGAAAATGCGCCGCCACCCGCCAGACAGAAAGCGCCTGCGGCATCGTTGCCACAAACAACGCCCCCGCGAACGCACCAAACACAATCCCGAAATCCGTTCCGGTGAACAGCCCGAATACCGTCGCCCCTCCGAGCGCAGCCGCCGTGCCGGAACCGGATAAGGGTTCAGACATACTTTTTTTCTCCTGTAAATAAAAAAGGGCCACCAGCGGCCCGTAAAAAACAACACCCCGTCAAAGGCACCCGCAGATACCTTTTGTGTGGTGTATTCAGATTTGACATACGCTGAGCAGGGCGAAGAAATGAAAAAGGCCCGCAGTAGCGAGCCATGAAGAAACTGAATAAAAAAAACCGCCTGGTACGGCGGTTAAGATGAATTTCCAGGTTTTGCTTAATACGTGATTAATCTCAACGTTTTTTATAGATGTTAACAACATCGGAATGATGCATCACCGGCCCTGTCAGGAAATACAACATCTCCACCGATAATGCACCATTACGCTGTTGTAAAAAGACAGCACTGGACTGTAACCGATATCACGTATTACAGAACAGGATGTGGATAAAGATTCAGGAAAACATCCCACATATAATATGTCAGTGCCCAAAACAACCTGGTATCGTCTACTGCTGGAGCGGGTAGCGGGAATCGAACCCGCATCATCAGCTTGGAAGGCTGAGGTAATAGCCATTATACGATACCCGCATATGGTGCCGACTACCGGAATCGAACTGGTGACCTACTGATTACAAGTCAGTTGCTCTACCTACTGAGCTAAGTCGGCACTGGACCGCCACCGAGGACTCGAACCTCGCACACTCAACTTAAAGGGTTAACACTCTTTCTTGGTGAACTGGTGGCGGTTGGTGGCCCTTGCTGGATTCGAACCAGCGACCTGGCGATTATGAGTCGCTCGCTCTCACCACTGAGCTAAAGGGCCGGGCCGAAAATAATAATCAGATTAAATCAAAAATCAAGCCCTTGCATAGATACATATCTGTCTGGCGGGAAGCCATAATAGCGGTGAAATACAGAGATAAAGTAGGATCTACTTGAATAACCGCATTTTTCTGCTACAGCCTGTCCATATCCATGCCGGGAGCATAACATATTTACAGCAACCCGCATCCGTTCCTCAAGTAACAAATTACTGAACCTGAGACCTTCATCCTTGAGTTTTTTCTTTAACAAGCTCTCACTCATATGCAACTGTAGAGCAATCGCACCAAGCGTCCAGCTTGCTGATATATCTGTTTGAATTATCGCTCTGACTTTGGCACTTATACTGGATAAACATCCACTTAAAAATAATAACATCCGTTCATCTGATTCAAACAACGACAGGCAGGCCATCATAAGAAACATGTCCGTGGTCTCTCCGGAAAGTCTCTGGCTGGTAATTAAAGCCACAGCCAACGCAGGATTGTTGGGTTCCTGCGACAAGTAAAGCGGAATGTCAGTCAGAGGAGTTCTTGTCAGCTTATGCTGACTTTCCAGATATTGACTTACTATAGAATGGTTTATATCGACAATTTTAACTTTGCCATAATGCATAAGGAAAAGCTCCCTGATGCATTTGGTGGCCAAAACAACTGAGCCGGGCTTAAGTGACAACGTATCCTTTTCAAGAAAAATATTAATTGGGGAGCAAACCATGATAACTGAACAGACAACAGCCATTATAATTTTACTCTAATTAGCAAAAGGTTAGCTCAATTATATCCCAAAGAGGTAAATTCTCATCAACACATAAGCAAATGACTGGCTGGTGCCGCTAACACCCACAAGCCGCCCATTTACCACAAATAAAAAGGATAACCTGCCATACCCACCATCACAAGCCGGGTCCGTATTAACTGGCAGCGTTCGCGTGAAAGGTAAGTATTCTGCGCAATTCCCCGACTGTCGCCGGTTCGGTGATGCTTAATTCATTAAATACCACTCTGGCGGTTTCGGCCATGTCCTACTGTTTTAGCATGCCTTTTCCCTGTTCTGGTTAACGTGACATACCAATAACTCTTGTCGAAAAAGCCAGCAAGCTGAAAGACCAGTATTCGCAACCACCAGCGTGTTTAATGTACCGCTTTTCGGGCATAAAAAAACCCGCCCGGAGGCGGGTTTTATATTCTTTGCCATCGCGTACAAAATCAGCAAAATATCAAATATGCACGAAATATATGCCTTTTAATCTACTTTTGCAATACTTTACAGTGAAAATGCCGCCTTTTGTTTTGAACGTGTTCTCATTACAAACAATAAAGCCTCACTATCCAGTCGTTGAAAAATGTGTTTCATTGCAACCCAGTGACGAGTAAATGTTTTGGACCAGTTTTTAGTTGTCACTCCCGCCAGTAATGCCAGCTCCTGGTATTCATAACCTTCCCCACCAAAAAGTTCTGCTTTTACTGCCTGCGCCGCCAGCCAGATTAATTTTTTCAGGCGTTCCTGCGTTTTCCCTGCAATTTTTCTGGTACCGGATTGAGTATTAAATTCATTCCACGCCCACTGTGTTATCGCGATCTGATATTCCCAACAAATACTCTCGCCGTAACACCACAACAACCAGGCTTTATGATGCTCTTCAAGAGACAGCAAAGCCCGCCGCCATGATGATGTCGAAAACTCAACCGGGCTGACCAGGGCAATTGATGAGCCATTCGCCAGTGATTGTTTTCCCGGGATTGGTGGATTATCCCGCGTTATCATTTTTCCAGTCACTTCATCGCGGTACCGGATTTTTTTTCGCCTGTAACGCCCTGTATCGAACATGGCATTCTCCTGCCAGGCTTCAAGCTGACCTTTTGTTGCCCCACTCAAATCAGCGGTGGCGATAATGAGCTGCTCACGCACAAACTGTAAATACTGGTTATTCATGCGCACTCCAGTTCTGTGATTTTTATCCCCAGCCGCCCACCAGGAACGAGCTGACCGCGCACAATATTGATTTCATCAAACTGCTCGTCGTCTATGAGTAGTCCGGCATGCGTCAGCGCATCCAGTGGTGCTTTCAGGATATTGTCCAGGTCACGACGGCGCTTATCCGGTGGCTCTGCAATAATCTTTATCGCCAGCCTTCCGGACAGGTTTAATTTCAACCGCTGCTGGCGAACAATTAGCGCCACATCATGGCGATAACGCTTTCCGGCCTCCGAGATGAAATACGTATTGCCATGACGTCGCCAGTAGGTATTCACCGTCGGCGGGTAAGGCAAAACAAATTCTATGCGTTCAGTCATTCATGCTTTCCACTTCAGGACACCCGAATTTCTCGCGTGCATTAAAAAACGAATCAGCAACAACAGCTGGCTGCCGTGTTTTTCTTCAAAATCTTTTACCCCGGCGTGCAGTTCGTTATGACATTTACGGCACAGCGGAATAACAAACAAATCATCAGCCTTTGTTCCCATCCCTCCCAGTCCATGACCAATGATGTGATGCGGATCATCTGCCTGATTACCGCACGTCATGCATTTCTGCGTTTTTACCCAGCGCGTGTATACAGGCATCTCTTCCCGTTGTGGTTTCTGGCGCTGGAGATACTGAGCCGGTGACTCCGGATCAACGGCAATGCTTACCACCGTCTTTTCCTGTGGCGGGTTTTGCTGGTGGGCGTGAGGCAGCGGCGCAAGATTTTTTGTGCGCTGCTTCAGTATGCTGGTGGCGGTCTGCTCTCCCGGCACGATGTCGCTTTCACGGTACATTGAGCGGATTTTTTCCGCACGCAACCCCAGCGAACGACGTAATACCGCTTCCGGTAGCGCGTCCGCCACCTGATTGCGGACCGCCCACCAGGATAATTCAGCCAAAGATAATTCACGCTCCTGCGTACCGCTTATTGCGTGACCGATGACGTCAATCATCCATGCTGACAGGTTTTGATGAGCAAGTTGCTCGAGTGATTCGGATGTCTGGTCACGTAGCTGGTTGTCGCAGTGCCAGCACAACACCATTGCGCCGGTACCATAACAGTGAATGACGGTTTCGCTGTGATGATAATCGCCGTGTGGCCACTGGCAGGATTTAATATGGCGCAACAGCCAGTCAGACAATGCACCAGCACCACCAGCAGCACGAATCACCCGTGCGTTACTGAAAAACGGCAGCAATGTTTTGTCTTCCACCAGCGGCTGGCGAGCGGCAGGGACGACTCCGGACGGCAGACCGCGCATGCTTTTCGGTTCAGGCTCCACCAGCACTCGAGGGTTATGAAATACTTGCATGGATTCACGGCCCGGCCTAAGGACAACCAGCCCAAGTTCCGGTACCAGAACAGGTCGAAGTAATATCCGCACGTTACCTCCAGATCCGTTGCTGGTATGTGCGGGATGGGCGCGGTGGGCGTTCGGAATAAGGGAGCCTGACATAGATTATCCAGTGACGATAATCGAGGCTGAGGGCTTTCTTAACCTCGTATCCGCGCCTGCGGTAACACTGAATTATCCATTCCGCCTGCTCTTCAGTGCATGGAGGATGCTGGAACCAGTCTGATTTGAATACGTGAAAACGCCGTCCGCGCCTGCTGGCAAAGACGGCAGAATCATTAGAATTGTGTAATTTGGTATCGTGCGCCATCGGTTGTCTCTGCTGGCGCAGCAGGTGCCAGTTGTTCAGGCTGGCGTGCGTATTGTAAACCAGAATGCCAGAAAAAAACAAAACCCGCCGAAGCGGGTATGCTAAAACAAACTGAAGGTAATATGCCGGACTTGTAAAGGAACGATAGAATAATTATCGGATTAAATCCTGACTCAATCCATAGGATTTACAGCGTTTTCACTAATAATTTACCGTCCCGCTATACATTACTGCCCAGTTTTAACGAAGTTTTTAAAGGAAACAATTGCCTGATAGGGGTTTGGTTGACAGCCAAACATATTATCGCAAAAAGGCTTGATGAAAATTCTTGCGGATCCATCTTCATTTGGCATTTTACTCACTTGATAAGCGAGGAATGGGCTATTTGGTGAAGGGTTATAAGTGGAAATTAGCGTGTTTGTCGCCGTTTGAATTTTCCATGAGGAATTATTAGCCAACCAGAATTGCGCTCGTTTCCAATAAAAGTCACATTGCTTTTCATCTTTACATGTTAGTGGCTTCATTGCTTCTGCTTTCAACGCTGGATCGACCTTTGCTGCACACCCTCCCAACATTACTGTTGCAATCATTACACCTACGACTAAAACAAGTTTCTTCATCTCCCTGCCCCATCAATAAAAGTTCGGTTCTCTAATAACTAGAGTTAATCAACGGAAAAAACGCCGAAGCGGGTTAAGTGCGGGTGCGTTGAGGATGCCTGACACATCAGAGGTGGCGAGGGATTTCTCCCCCGCCAGGTCTCTTACTCCTCAGGTTCGTAAGCTGTGAAGACAGCGACCTCCGTCTGGCCGGTTCGGATTCGTACCTCGCAGAGGTCTTTCCTCGTTACCAGTGCCGTCACTATGACGGTTAAACAGATGACGATCAGGACGATTAACATCGCCTTTTGCTGCTTCATAGCCTGCTTCTCCTTGCCTTTCGGCACGTAAGAGGCTAACCTAGATTTGCCGTTCATAGATTGAGCCTCAGATTAATGTTAAGCGTCTTGCAGGACGCGTAATGTTAACTGGGGCTTTTCTCTATCTGCCTTTGGTGTTCATGCCTGAGACAGATAGCCTCAAGCACCCGCAGCCATTCTACTTAACTCCCGTTACCTCGCCAATATGAAATCAGTCAGAAAGGCGATCCATAAGAACAACAGCAAGGCAATAAATTGCCATTACAGCAGCAATAGCCAGCGCACATTTGAGAACCAGCACCACAACCTCCTGTATTGGACGTACACCAGTCCTGATAAATATGAGGCTGTCTCGTCAGTGATTCAATACAACTATTGGGTATAGTTTCTGTGATTTTGTTCTGTAGAAATGGAACACAACAACCAGTCACCACCAGCACTTCTTTAAATACGCCAAGTCCGACGCAAGCTAACCTTCTAGTCCGCTTTGAGCGAAAAGCAGACTGTCACGCGTTGAAGTTAATTGTATTACTTAGATAAACACTATCATTTTCCTGACGTTAAGTTGTATCTTTGATAGGATTAAAAAACGTATAGATAGCTTATGCTACTGAGGGAATAAAAATGACGAAAATTAGTGAACGATGGAAGCACAATGGCATTACTGAAGGTTATTGCAATATTTGTGGGAAATATGGCTTGCTCACAAAAGATCATGTTCCTCCAAAGTGCGCCATAACCTTAGGCCCTGTTTTGCAGAAAACAGTTAGCGAATTTTTTGGTATTCAGGAACCAGTTAAACCATTAAATGCTAAAAATGGCTCTTATTTCAGAACCATTTGCAGCCACTGTAACAATAAGGTATTAGGTGGGCTCGATGTTGCAATTGAAAATGTAACAAAGTCCTTTAAAGAACAGTTAAGGCGATATATGAATGGTATGAATGTATATCCATTCATTAGAATACCTTTTGATAGCATATCTTTCACTAAGGCTATGATTGGGCACGTGCTATCAGCAACTTCAGTTGAAGATTGTAAAAAAGAACCCGTAGATAGCCCCTTCTATACACCTTTAAAGGATTATGTTTTGGGTAAAAATTCAAGTTTTGAGGAAACTCATGATATTTACTACTGGTTTTACCCACACAGAATGCACATATCCGCTCAAAGTGTAGCATTTATGAACGAAGGACATGTGGCATTTATTTGTGCTTTACATTTTTTCCCTATCGGTTTTATTATCACAATGAAAAATGAAGGAACATACCCTGCCCACTCTACAAAATTAGAACTTGAAGATAAATTCCTTACATTTAATATGACCTCTATAAATTATGAGTATACGACATTTCCATTTGTAAATCTTAAGGGAAACCAAATGTATGCGATAAGCAACGGTCATACTTGTGTGAGTTATCCAATAATTAAGTGACGGCTAAATCATACAATCTACGCATGTTCACTTTCTACATATACCATCTATAATGTCCGCTGTTGGCACAAAGCGGACAACCACGCTAGCTCTACCCTGTGCCACAAAAAGTCAATTTGCATCTGAACTAATGCACTTGAATCTCGTCACTTCAATAAATACCGAACATCCCCCTGATAAAACGACAATATGCGCTGCATAACTTCACTCTTCCGGCACTCGCGACAGATTATGTTCTGACGCCTGTCGTAGCGACGTATTTCTCCGTCAGGTAATGACCAGATAAGGTCCGAATCAACCGCAGATGGTTTCTTCAGCTTTGCCCTTGAGAGCTTTTTACGGGCATTTTGCCAGTCCTTACGCGCCTGTTCAGACGGGAATAACCCGTAACCAGAGTTGTATACATCGCCGCTGGCAACCAGCTCTCTTGCGAGAACGCTCATCAGATATCTTGTCGCACCTGTTTTGACTTCCAGTTGCCGTAACGTCTCACGCCCACTCTGGCGTACGAGTTCAACAACCTGCCCTTTAATTTTTTCTCGCTCTTCTTGTGTAAAAACTTTTGCCACAAGTCCTCCTGAAAATTACCTCATGACCAGAAATCAACACTTACCCCCTGAAGCCCGGTGGAATTTCGGTATCCGGTTCAGAAATATGATTCACACAACGCTGGTTGTTCGTGCCGCTTACCGGGAGCAGCCAGGGGTTTTCAAAATTCCGGTCCGGTCCAAAAAACGTCGTCGCTCGCTGAACAAATTCCGTTCCCGTTTTCCCGGTAGCCGCAAGGTATCTTGCGTAACGCCTCACGCCATCCAGCATGGCCTCTGGTGACACCCCCTCGCGTAATCTGGCCTTCCAAGCACTGAAAGCGGATTTCTTCGGGTTTGCCCCAGCACGCAACGGGTATTCCCGCCAGACCTGTTCGAACACATCCGGATAATCCACTCGTCCCACAGGCTGCCCGGTGTTTTCCGGGACTACCCGATCGGCTTCCCGCTGAATGGCGGAATCGGCTTCAGGCTGCTGCAGTTGGTGTGATTGCTCCGGCCTTGCGGTCATCACCTGCTGCACAGCGCCCGAATCGGCTTTCAGCGCATACGCTGAATCGGCTTCCGGTGTCGTGCCTGCTGGCTGACCAAGATTGACGGTCTGAACATCCCCTGCCTGGTTCGTGGCGTTTTTTACGCCATGGACCATAGTGTTTTGATCTTCTTGATCTGTATCTTTATCTGTATCTTTATCTGTCGTGACTCGTCGTGACATGTGCGTGACATTTCGTGACGCGCCGTGACAATCGCCATTTTGTTCCCGCTTTCTTTCCCTCTCTCGCTGCGCCCTCTTGCGCTCTGCAGGAGATTTTGCGGTTTGCGAAATATTGCCGTTGTCCTCTTTAAGCACCTGGCGTTTTTCCCATCCAGTGATTAAATCACCATCAAGTACCCGCCCCTGCATCGTCTGCAAAATTGAATCAATTACCTCTTCTGTCACGTCGAGCGCACTTGCCAAATCTTCTGTCGTGACATCAATGTGACCTCGCGTGACATTTCGTGACGCGCTCACCAGGAGGTGGATATACACTGCCATCACTGTTGCAATTGGCTGCCCTGACACCCTGGCAATTGTTCGCCACTTAGGGTCATTTGGCATGTCATGCCATAATCTGAGCCAGGCGTTAGCCATACTCACCTCTTCTGATACCGAATCTTTTTACTCACGAGTTGCCGGAAGTGATTCGATATGGCTATTATCACTCAATGCACTGCCACAGCATTTCCTGCCGGGCCACCACGGTTCATCTGATTGAAACCGGCGATTGCCACTGCGACAAAATCATCAGCGTCTCTCACCAGTCGCTCCCGCGTCTCCACCAGCTCCCGAAAATAAGCTGAACTGTGGCTGCGCATTCTGGCCACCAGCAAAGGTGGCATTGCCTTTTCGATCGCTGGTAACAACGCCTGAATTTTTTCAACTGCATCAGGGGTGTCTTTCTCTACCCAGCGGAAAATTTTCTGGGTATTGCGAGCCAGGGCTTCCGGATGGCTGTCGTCATACAGTTCTGGGAACATCATACCCAACTCAAAATAAGCCTGGGTTATTCCAGCCGCCGGAACTTTTTCGCCATCAGGACGCGCCCAGGCATTCATCGCCATGCGGATGTGTTCATGCTTGATTTTCATGAATCAAGCTCCTAGAAAGTGGTTGTGTTAACGTTTTGGTATCTTCCAGCTCGGGCCAAATATTCATCCAATCAAAAGGCCTTAGTTGCTGACGTGTAACTTCACCATTACTGGCTCGCTCAATAAGGACGCATAACGATGCCCCTAACACTTGACCTTTACTCAATGCCTTTCTTAGATAACCGATGCTGGTACCACACTCGCATGCAAACATACGCTGTTCATCTGACGAAAGAGAATTGAGAAATATTCTTAATTCTTCCATAGCTACTCCTTAGTAAACACAGTAAAGAATACCCACAGGTAAACAAAAGTCAATACCCACAGGTTGTTTACCTTGCGGTAATCGCATCTATTATTTACCTATGGACAAATATGAATTTAGACGACAGCAACTCATCAAAATTCGTGATGAGAAATGCGATGGTAAAGCGGTTAACGTGGCCAGAAAGATCGGGCGCGAGCCTTCTTATGTATCAAGAATGTTGTACCCAGAGGGGAAAAAGGGAAAAAAACGGATCGCTGATGATATGGTGGAGATTATCGAAGAGTCCTTTGGGTTACCCCGGGGATGGATGGATGGTATCGTTTCATCATCAACGAACACAGCCTCCAGTTATGAAACAAGGGTTCTAACGCCACGACAACGTATTTTTTTAGATCTCTTAGACGAACTGCCAGAAAGTGAAGCGGATAACTTATTAAAAACTCTTGAAGAGAAAAAACAGTATTACAATATGATCTACGAAGAAATCCGTAAAAAGAAAGCACAAAACGCATCATAGCTCACCAAACAACTAGTCACCAGTTAAGACACCGCAAAAAGTTACCCATGGGTATTTACTTTTTAAATACCTATGGGTATCCTTCTTTTCATACCAACCCACCCCGCCCCACAGAATGCAGGGCAATACTTCGAGTTACCAGGCAGTGGTCAGGGGTTAAGTAGCCAGCCCGAGGCGTAAGAACATGACGGCAGGGTTCAACTTTAATAACTATGCAGCAGGTTTTTGTTCCGCTACCCCAGCGTTAAGGGGAAATGAGGTCAGCATGGATACTATCGATCTTGGCAACAACGAATCTCTGGTGTACGGCGTGTTTCCCAACCAGGACGGCACGTTCACCGCGATGACGTATACCAAAAGCAAAACGTTTAAAACCGAAAATGGTGCCCGTCGCTGGCTGGAAAGAAACTCAGGTGAGTGATATGGATTTCGACACAATCATGGAAAAGGCTTACGAAGAATACTTCGAAGACCTTGCCGAAGGCGAAGAAGCTCTCAGCTTCAGTGAGTTTAAACAGGCGCTTTCCAGCTCGGCAAAATCTAACGGCTGATAAGCGAAGTAGCACCGCGAGGAATCAGTATGCAGAAACGAGAACCCGTCATAATCGCGCCAGACTATACCGATGATGAACTTTATGAGTGGATGCGCCAGAAAATTAATGCAGCGCAGGATCTGAAATGGGCTAATGAAGCCAGGGCTAAGCAGGCTGAAAATCTGTCCGCTCTGGAGCAGGATATCACCAATCTGGAAAAAGCAGCGGCATTAAGCATTGCCAGAATGATTACATACCCGCGTTAA